AGATACTTTAAAAACAGCTTGAATCGCATCTTAAACTCAGGGGTTCTTATTCCTTTTGTTTCTATAATAAAACCTTTCTCTAAATTAATAAAGTCTGGCGTATAAGATATATTTCTTATATTACCAGGCTTCTTTTTAAAGGTAGTTTTACCTTTTGTTTTTCCCTTATCCATAAGAAGTCCTTCAAACTTAAATTTCTCTACAAGCTCAAAAGTTTTTCCTTCGTATTGATTTGGGATCTTTGCTTTTTTAAGGGCTCTATAGCAGTAAAGCTCTAGCCCTGAGGCAAATGTGATTCCATCTGCGATGTGTTTCTTAGCTTTAGTTATCTGCTTTCCTTTTCTTCTCTTGAATCGCATCAAGCTAAGATATAAAATAATTATTTCTTACCTCTATTTCTAGCCCTGTTTTTAGACTGACTCTCTAAAACAAGTTTGCCAGATTTAGTGTGTGAGGCATCTTTTCCATCACCTTTCTTGCCATTCTTTCTGTTAAAAAGGTTCAGCTTAACACGATACGTCTTTCTCTGTTCAGATGAAGAATATTCGGAGTCGTACTTTTTTTTCTTATTATACGACTCCTTATTCTTTTTATAATGTTTAGTGCTTTTACTTGCCATGCTATATTATTGTAGCCTGCAAGATACGAATTATTTCTCTTTACTTGGTAATTGATTAATGTTGAAAATGTAATTAGAAATTTTACGAGAATTTTCTAAAAGAGATTTTACATTTTTACTTGTTGGCAAAGACATCGCTACCTCTGCCGCTTTAGCTCTCATCTCGCAGTCAAACTTTAAATACCTGTAGTTTTTCTCTTCAATTTTTTCTTGTTCTTTTTGTTGCTTGTTCATTTCTAAAATTTAATTATAGTTAGTAAATCTAAATCTATATAGAATAATAATTCTCTATCCCATATAGATCCTGGTCGTGGGTTTTTCATGCCACCCCACTCAACTGTGGCTTTTGTTATTTCGTGCATCCAAATATAGCCAATTCCGTCAAGAAATCTCCAAGCTATACACAAAGGTAGTTGCTTTTGAAGTGCTTCTTTTTGACAATGCTGTATCTTTCTCACTGAGGTCCTAACCCTTTCAATATCCTTCATATCAAGGCTCATAGTTTTAACCTCACAAAGAGAAACAACCTTCATAGTTTTGTTGTCTATTATCTCAGCATCTACTGGAGCATACCTATCTAGTTGCTCAAATGTTAGGTCTTTTCCTTCAAGTAGAATGCGAAGAGTTTCAGCCTCTCTTTCTCTGTCCTCCTGACTTTCAAATCTAGGTTCAGGACTCATCTTTTCCGTTACTGGATATTTCGTAATCAAACGGTGTCTCACCCTCAGGATAAGCCTCAGTAGACTTTATAGTCTCACTCATTCTTCTATCTACTTCATCCATATAAACCTGAAGAAGTACAAGATAACCAGTGAGATCCATTAGATCGTTCTCACTCATGTAAGTTTCCTTACTCTTAATCCTATTAAGCTTGTCGTTTATACGAGCTTGGATAGCATACATAGGATCAACATTAAACAAAACTCCTTTGTCGAATACTGAGTTACCATAGGATTTGTTTTTCTCTATGAGAAGATCCCTGATCTCATCACACTTTTTTCTTATTTCTTCCTGCATTTTTCTTTACTTTAGATTCGACAGCCTTTTTCTTAGCACTTCTATACTTACGTTTATTCGATACTTGATCTTCAGAAACCTTTGAACTACGTTTAGTTTTATCTTTTTCTTTCTTGAGAGTCTCAAAAAATCTGTTATTATGCCTTTCATTTTCTTTAATTTTTTGGGAATACTTTATCATGTTCCACGCTATAAGAATAAATATAACGCAGATTACTGCTAGTGATATCATTTTAATTTAATTTAACTGTTTAACTTATTTGATTCTTCTTTTAATAATGCTCTGTTCAATTCAGCCATAGTCTCCACATGACTTTCTTTTGGCTTACCTTCATTGTATCTTTTGAGTAAAAAAGCTATGTGATCTTCACTTCTCATACCCATTGGAGATTGTTTTTCCCATCCCCATTCAATTACTTTGGTTTCCATAATTTAAAATTTAATTAACAATTTTATTGTAAAGTTAATAAATTTATATTTATAACTTTAATATACATCTTGAGACATACATATAAACTCATAGTCAGTTACCTTATCTATCTTTATTTGTATATCGTTAGTTGATTTATGTTTTATCTCTAGTCCTCTTACAAAATGTTTAACATTTTGTAGTTTTTCAGGATCAAGTTCACTAATACAGGTCCTGTGAGTAGATTCTTTCCAATTCTTAGCAGGCTTCTCAACTCCTTTTACAAATCTTACTGTTCTCCATCTGTAATGAACTGTAGCGTGATATATTTCTTTTCTCATTAGGTTTATTTTTTATTTATTACTTTTTCTATAAACCAAAAAATAAATATAACACCCATAATAAAGTCTGTTATGTTTTTAAAATTCCACTCCATAACTAAAAAGATTCTGATGGTTGAGCAGATATAAACTTCTCAGTATAATCCTGAGGGTCTATAAACTTAGTGTACTCTTTCTTAAACTTAAGAGGTAGTGTGCCAGTTCCTATATTCCTACCTTTAGCAAATATAAGGTCCACAAGGCCTTCGGTAGACTTTCCACTATCATCAGACATAATACCATAGTATTCAGGTCTGTACACAAGCATAACAATATCAGATGCCTGTTCTATCTCACCACTTTCACGAAGATCAGATAGGCTAGGTCTACAACCATCTCTACGTTCTACACCTCTACTAAGCTGTGATAGGGCTACTATCGTTATGTTTAACTCCTTAGCTAAGTTTTTTAACTCACGAGCCACCATAGCTACCTCTTGCTCTCTAGATGTACCACTACCCTTAACAAGTTGTAGGTAATCTACAAGAACAAACTTAACATCTTTAGTTATAACGTACTGTCTTATCTTATTAAGAAGATACCTAAGAGATGAATCCTTACACTCATCTATAAATAGATTAACACCCTCTAGCTTTCCTATAGCCTTATCAACTCTGTTAAGCTCTCCACTCTCTAATGCACCCTTCATTATGTACCTGTTATTAACCTCACTCTCTAATGAAACTAATCTTTGTAGTAACTGAGTATCCCCCATCTCGTAAGAGAATACTGCAGAAGGAATACCTACCTTGGCACAATTGTAGCAGAAGGCTAAACCAAGTGATGTCTTACCCATAGATGAAGCACCACCAATAACAATAAAATCAGTCTCTTGCCATCCACCAGTAAACTTGTCCACTGATTGAAATCCTGTAGGTAGACCAACCATGTTTTCAGAGTCCATCCTCCTTCTTATATCATCATGCAGTATCTTTAACTGCTTTTTAATATCAGGTATATCACTACCCCTGACCTCAGAGATAGACTTCATTTGCTCTTCTACAAACTCTATAACGTTAAATAAGTCATCACCATTATCAATCTTCTTTGTAGTAAGCTCTGCTAGTTTTTTAAGTCTTATCTTTTTATCTTCTTGAGATAAATATAGAACCATGTTCTTTGTTATGTAAGCATAATGATCAGAGCTCATGCACTCAGCTACCCTGAGGTCCACAAGAGGATCTTTAATAGCAGAGGATATGACAATCATATCAGCCTTATCTCCTTTATCTAACCTTTCAGAAACCACTTTATATATATTCCTATTTAAAGGATCGGTAAATATCTCCTCAGATATAAGGCTATGACAATCGTAATAGTCTCTTGGATTCGACATAATCTTACCGATAAGCCTCATCTCCATGTCCATGTTATCTTTCATTTGTGATGTATTTAGGTTTAACATATCGGTTAGTTTTCTTTTTATCTAACTGCACCTCGTTCTCCCATCCCCTAGCGTTAAGCCAAGTTTTAGGGTACTTTCTGTAAGTCCTATCAGGAGTAGACTCAACATAAGCCTTTACTCCTTTTATAGCATTACCCATTTCTGAAATAGTTAAATTCATAAATGTGGTTCTAGCCTTAGGCTTATCTATTTTTTTATCATATAAGTTCCAAAACATCTCAAATGCTTTTTCCTTTCTTTGAGCTTCAGTCTGAGGCTTTTTAGCATCACTAAACCTAAGATCGATAGCAGTAAAATGATTAACAATATTATTGAAAACACAATTAGATTCTATCTCGTTATTATATATAGATTGATGAACGTTTGTTG